CGCCAGTATTAGAATTATTATTTGCAGCGAGTCGTTGTCTTAATCCAATGGATAACTCAATCCAGAGGAAGCACTTGAGGGTATCTGGGTATTGGTGGGGCTGCCACCGAGCGACCCTGATAAGTAAACCTAAATAAGTACACTCTTCTCCGGACCCTCGCACTACCGAACTTTTCTTCACCTCAAGAATTTTTATAAGTTCGGCAAGATCGGCTGATCCTACCACTCCTCCCGCGTCTTCATAGCTACATCCAAATTCATGGTGTATGAAGTAACAGGTGGGAGCCAATTCATCTTCTTTCGACAGGCATCGATGATAATTTCCTGATGAAAATGGAATACTTCTTCCCCGTGTAGGGAGAGTTCCATTAATGCAATATTAACATTGTCTTCTGTTATCTCTTGCGGAGCTGGACCTTCTTTCGTCCAGTAGGGCATCTCTAAAATCGTATCTAGAGAAAGAGGAGCTACATACCTTCCAAGTAGCTTCTCATATCGAAATCCCCTCTTCAAAAAGGTAACTTCAGAGAGTTTCCGATAAGGTAATAACGTTTCACTTTTTAATTCATCAGTGTACGTTAAACCTATTGTAGCCAAAGCTTGAGTCAGAGTAATCTGATTAAACCAAGGCACGATAACATCAGAGATTGAATAAACACCATCATCCCCGTAGGTCTGTATTTCTACAAAATCACGGAAAAATTGAAGTCCATGCAAACCCTGAGGATGCAACAAAACATACCCATATTGCACATACATTTCATGAATAATACTGTTAATAATCACAGTAAGAGGATGTCCACTAGGCAAACTTTTAATCCATTGAAGAAAACTCCCCTCAAACAAATGAATGGAATTCACAACATCAGACCAAAAGACAGTGCGAATCAATCTATTTTCGTCACCATCATTATACCAGTTGCATATTACTGCAAGAACAGCCCAAAGAAATTCAGCAATTTGAGTTTTATCAAACCCAGAAAAATCGCCTGCCACAACCGCGTCGAAACGATTTAATTTCTTAGCCAAAACATCCCAATCCTGAGAACGAGGATTGATACCAACACAAGTCCCAGTGACAATTGAATTTTCCATCAGGAACATGGAAAAATCAAGGAAGAACATTCGCACCGCTATAGAATAATCCAATGAACAACCAGAGATGCTCCTAGTCTTCATCGCATCGACCTTTTCGATAGGGCGACGCTCATCTTTTGGAAAATCGACATAAGGATGAAACAGTCTAATACCCTTCCGAGCATTTCCAATTATATTCATCACTTTCACCTCAACTTGTTTAGCCTGAGGACTATAAATATCATGTGGCCCATTAAGACCAAACCACCACGTCTTACCAGGAAATCCAGGGGGCTTTTGCAAGACCCATGGGTAACCTGGAGAGGAAGTCCGATCAATAGAATCACAATACTTTGTACCAATATCGCCACAAACAGCCATCTCAAAGGTAAAAACCATAGGTTTCCTTCTTTGAGAAAATTTAGCTACATTGACATAGTGGCTACTCAAATTGGCAACAATAGCATCAATGATATTTGGATCAACACGACAATTACCAGCACAGTAACCAGATAGTCCAACCATACGCGGATCAATGATGATATCATTAACCAAACGTGGTCGGAGATAAGCTGGTTTCGTCCGCGCTGGACCCCAAGCACCATACAATTTACTCCTGACAATTCTCGTCTTGCCAGCAAGACTAACAGGAAATTCAGCACCATGCAAAGGGACCATATTAGCATTAAAAGGTTTTGAATCCAATTGAGGTTCCATCGTAACTTCTTTAGGAGCACAAATCTGCTCTTCAGCAGAAAATAGTCCAACTACTTCATCAATCAACTCCTTGTTCAATGCAGCAGCTAAACCTTTATTGTTGCCATCTCCAGCAACATGCATTCCCAAAATCTTACCTGGATTAATTGCTTTATTATTCAACAGCAATGTAGAACCACAATCACCATTCATAGTGGGGAAGGGATATAAATATCCCACATCCACACGCCAATAATTATCTCCATTACCAACTTTGTGACCACGGATAACACTAGCAACACCACTATTAATGCGCCATCCTTTATCATCCTCAAGGACAATCAGGTGACAAGTTTTGTCAAAGGGCTTATCAAGCACTTTAACATCAACAAACATGTTAGTGATATCACCATGTTGGTGAACTCTATTAGGAGCTAAAAAAACAGCAAGATCCTGATTCCTCAAAGAAACACATTCCCGAACATTGATTAACTCGCGAACAGTTAACTTATATCCTTGTGACACCCAATCATTCCGAAGAGTAATTTCTGTCTCCAAGGTACACTCACCATCTTTAATGCTCTTCTGAAAGAAGCTTACATAATGATGAGGATAAATAGCAATGCGCCCTTTAACAAAAAGAATGGATCCAATCCTACTCTCCTTCCAAGGAACAACAATACCATATGTGCTCTTTTGCACAAGTCGTCTGGCCATCTGAATGGAATTTAGATCACCACCACCTTGCTTAACCCACTGCTGCTCAGCAGTAGGTTTCATATCCACCCTGGTCGTACCAGATTGGGGGGAAAAATGATATTCAGCAGGAACGTGTTCTTTTCGAGCACGCTGCTGGTGCTTCTGCTCTTTTCCTTTCCGATTATGACCAGATTCAGGGGATAAAATCTCAGAATCTTCACTGAAAAAGCCTTTAATCATAGAAAAAGTCTTCCACATTGCCAAAATGGCACCAATGGTACCAAGAACTGATAAAAATGGATGGCTCTTCATAAATGATATAGCACCTTTCTTTACAAAATCAAAGAAGCGAGCCAAAACACCTCGTTGTTTCTCCAACTCAGCAAGGTCAAAATCATCAACCCACGATTCACTATATGACTTACCCACAAATCGAAACATTTCAGTATCAAGAAAATTCTGAAGCACAGGGTCCAAAACTCTGGATAAATTACTCAAATGTCGCCTAAAAATCTTAGAATGATCTCCTCTGCTCAAACCACTCTCAATGGAATGAGTCAAATTAGCAAGAAATCTTTTCCAAATCTCAGGAGAAACTTGAGAAAAACCCCAAATTGTCTTCAACGTGCCATATCTCTTCGAACAAATACGAGAAATGGTAAGTCCAAGAGCCGTAAGATCATCTTCCTTACAGCCGAGATTAATTAAATCATCAAGAGCATGATAATCTATAACGTAATCTCTGTACTCATCATCTTCATTCATAAAGTCCTTAAGATTTTTAAGAGCAGCTTTTTGGAGCTCCTCAATACTTGAAGTCTTAAAAGACAAAGACGATGAAGCACACTCTTCAGAAGCATCAAATTGAAAAACAACCTCATTGAATTGATCCTGTGAAGGACCATCATCAATAGATTCATCAACTTGAGCTTTCAAGGTCGCCTCACGCTTATTAATTTCATCTAAGCGAGCTTCCAATCCAGCATCAACATTGACATTATACAAATCGCTTTTGCGCGTACGCCTTTGATAGTCAAGGACAAGAATATCAATAAGCTCACGATATGTAACAACTTTCCCAGTAGGAGTTGCCTCATGACACTTTCCCCATCGCATTTCTTCAAAAACAATAGCTTCTCTAACCAGAGGTTGGTCCTTCAAGTCTGGATGATCCACATTCAATCTCTTATCAGCAGATTGAACATTAGGATCAACACAGTACTTATCAGCAGGAACAATCCTATAAGTATGAGAAAATCTTCGGGTCAAAGCTTCTGGTTCTTGGATGCTCTCAACACGCATACTGAACGTATTACTTGTGCAAACAACAATTCGACTTGTAAACACAGTAGTACCCTTATTTTCCATTGCAGCCATATGCAGGATATTAGGGAACATATTAGTACCACGAATAATATCCATGGTTTCAGTGTCGGGAACACCAACAACATCTCGCTTTTGCAAGAAGTCATCATATACACAAGCAATCTGCCCGTAATATCTATCCCAATACTGATGCTCAGTCTGACGATTATAAATGAAGTCCATATAATTCTTCTTCAATTCCATCCGCCTTTCAGCAGGAAGAACCTCCATAAGAACCTCTGTCAAAAGTGGTATTGTGATATTAGATTTACCAACACCAGGTGCACCACCCAAAAACAAAGTTACGGGTTCCATTCGGGGAGCAATCCCAGAAATATTAGCTTGCTCAAAAGGAACCATTAGCTTCCTTAAAACAGCCATATATGCCTGAACAGCACTACGAACACGATTTGAATCAATATTCTTATATTTACCCAAAAAGAGAGCATTGCCTTCTTTGAAGACCTCATATACTCTCTGATTGTTAATAGAATTAATAATCCAAATAGGAGTCCGTGATTCATCAGCCAATGTCTGTACCTTACGGCACCAACGATCAACTTCAGGGAAAGAGTTCTCGAAACCAGTGAAAGCACCAATTCCAAGGATTTCAGTACGAACGAAATTGATAGCTTTCAGCACCATCTCGACAACACTATCCATTATTTGCGACACTCCAACAGTTGCCCGTGGAATTGCACCAACATTACTAAGAAATTTTTCAATCTTCTTAGTACTTGGTGCAGAATTGACAGCTTGCAGAGAAAAGAAAGTGAGAACCAATGTACTCATACTATTAGCCAATGATGAACCAGCATCGTTAGCAAATTGAGCCTGGAAAACTTCCTCATCGCTCTCATCAACACCATTCATTTCCAAAGGATCTTCGAACTTCTCCTTAGAAACTTTCAAAGCAATATCAGAAATAGGTTGTAAATATTTACCGTACTTTGCATTCAAATGTGCAAACAAAGTAATCAAAGTCAAAGTGAAATAAGACCATTTAGCAACTCCAATCTTATTGCCAGATCGAATTGCCACAACTAGTCGATAACCACTAAAGCAAATTGCCAAAATGGGTACACCAACAAGTAAAGTCTTTTTCATCAAGGATTTAATATCAGTCTTCAAACCCTCAAAACTTTCTTTCATACTCTCACCAGAAGGAATTTTATCAGAAGCCTTCGAAAAGATCTCCGTAAGTCCTTCAATTGCATCACCCAAACCATCACCAATTTCGTGGTGAACATTCAGGTTAAACAATGAACCGAAAGATATTTGTGGTGAGAAAATTTCCTCATCACTAATCTCCGAATTCAGATCAGAGAACATTCTATCCAATGCCAAAGTTACAGAATCTTTATTTCTCTTTGAAGTGCGCGGGGGAGTTTTAACACCCGACCCGGCCACCGTACAACATAAAAGGGGTGGCACCTTTGAACTGCCACTAGGGACTTTGAGATCCCTAGCAGCTCGACACTCAAGGAGAAAATCAGAATAATCTCTGATCTCAACACGTTCAGAACGCTTTTCAATCACTTTTGGCACATAACCAAAAGATTTCTTCACACTAATATTTTTCTCTTTTTCAAAATCTCTATTTTTATTTTTTTTTTGTTTTTTAAAATTTTCTGGACCAACTTTAGAGCATTTTTCTATAAAAATTGGTTCCAAACAAACAGACCATTCAAAACCAACTTTATTAATAAAAACAACATTGCTG